TTACTGTGATCGGCAATGTAATATTTGAATTTCCCACCGACAAAATTGTTAAACCATATGTAGGCACAGGAATAGGTTGCACAGCTCAATACGCCAACTGGAGCGTCAATGTTATCCAAGATTCGGCATGGTATGATTATGAAGGCGGAGGAAGCTTTGCCTATACTTATCAATTAATCGCAGGCATTAGAACATCCATTTCATATACCTACTACTGCGCTGCTGAAGTCAGGCTTTTAGATTCCGTATTAGATCACATGTGCGAAAACAACAGATCAATAATTTTTTCTTTCAACAGAATATTTTAAGGATAATTTATGAGTTTAGAGGGCCTAAAAAAATCATTAAATAAATTTGAGGAATCTCATGCGCTTGATCCGCTCTTTCATCTTAAAGGCGTTGCTGCTCATAACCTTCTAAAGGAAGCGGTGAAATCCCTTATAGAACTCTATACGAGATTAGAGCCAACAGATCAGATTAAGTCAGAAGAGCCCTATATTACTCTAATGGAATTTTACGAGAGAACTCATCTCTGTCATCCAAGCACAGTCGCTAAAATGTTTAAACAAGATGATTGGTTTTTTCAAAACTGCGGTAAGAAAATAGGCAATAAGTATCTAATACAAGAGCTAAGCGCCGTAGTTTATTTCGCTTACTGCAAAAGTGTAAAGCTTCGTAAGAAAGCCCTAGAAATTAAAGCAAACAGAGAAAAAAAGGAGACCACATGCAGTCAAGCGCATACCGTGTTGCCGAAGCTCTTAATCACATAAAGAAGGCCGAAAGAATCCTAAAACACCTCGGCATTCTTAACTACAAGACTAGCGGGGATTTATATGCAGTCTCGAGCTACTGCATTAGCAAAATCGAAGAATACAAAAAGGTATAAGATGTCAGTTGAACTAGTAGTGACTATACGAGATGAAGAAAAGCGCAAGCTTACCAGAGAATTCCTGATCTATGAACCAATAGCTATGTCTGAACAAGACCCGGTCATAGACAAATGCGTAAAAGAGGCTATTGAAGAATTTAAGGGAGTTCCTGATGATATAAAAATAAAAGCAACTATGATTTTAAGATAATTATGGCACGGAATTTGATTCCCATCGATTGGGAAATGGCAGATGAACTCTTAGCATGTGGATGTCCCGGAACGGAAATAGCAGCATTTTTCGGGATGCATGCAGATACTTTTTATGACAGGGTTCTCAAAGAACGCGGAGTCTGTTTTTCTGCCTATTCAGCACAAAAGAAAGCAACTGGCGAAGCCTTAATAAGAAAAGCTCAATATGACAAGGCTTTAGGTCTTTCAAAGAAAGGGGACAACACACTCTTAATCTGGCTAGGGAAGCAAAGGCTGAATCAGAAAGAGAATGTTACTGATGAAATTGTAGCCGAAGGTGTAACAAAATCTTTTGAATCACTGATGACTCAGTTGAGTAATCTTCAAGTAGATAAGAAACCAGATGCTCATACCTGAGGCATTTTTCCAGATAGTGAGCTTTTCTTAATGTAGCACTTGCGGCACAAGGGTACAAAATCATCCCAACTGAAACTGGAATTACTCCAAGATTCTTTGCAATGTGTACACAACATTTCGGTATCAGGCTTTATTTTTCTCTCGACTTCTAGTGCCTTAACTCTATTATCCAATGCGTTAAGCACCATTAAGACACCCTGATTTCCTTCTCTAGGCCTGAGAGTTTTTCGTGATAATTGCCATATCATGTAATCAGCAGAATTATTAGACGTATCCAAAGAGTCATATTGAGATTCTGGGTATACATAACTAAATAATTTCTTTAACCATTTCATGATTTCTCCACATTTGAAACACGCAGGATATCTCGCATAATACCTAGCATACATAACATATCTGTATGATTTAGAGGAATATGCTTCATCTGTTGAGGCATTTCTTCGATTCGTTCAATCATGTTATCGATGAGGTTTAAGAGTTCATGCTTTTCCATTATTCATCCGGCTCCTTAGGTAAAGCTATCCAATGCGTGAAGTACTCTACAAAGTTTGTGTAGTGTACGAAGTGCCAATGCACATAGAAGGTCAAAGGTTTTTGGATCTCTTTGTTCCATATTACTATGTATTGGTTGGGTTGAGGAAGTGCTTCTTCGATGCTTATCCAGTCCATGTCAGTTCAATGGGAGTTTAGGTAAAGGCATCCAATGAGTTACCTTCCCGCCATTATGCCAGCGTCTATCACTCCAATAGCAATCGATTTGAATAATAGGTTTCGTCCAAAAAGATTTATCTGGATGGTAGCCATGTTCCCCATATTCATCGTCTAAGTAAGTTTTCAATACAAGAACATCAACCGCATATGGAGGAGGCTCTTTATCAAAGTTAATCCATTCCATATTACTCCTCCAATTCATCCCGAAAATCTGTCCAATGCGTTATGATTCCATCAGTTAAACTGTATGTGTAGGTAAGAGGGGCATTACCCTGCCAATAAAGTTTTCCATTGGGATAGATTTGAAGCATTGCGGAGTATGATTGTTTGTAAACCTTATCCCATACAGTAACGGTAGTGTTTATTTCTGGAATTTGTTCTTTAATGCTGATCCAATTGAATATTCCATTATCAGGCGGTAGTTCTTCATCTGTATCCATCATTTCTTCTCCTGTCTCTCATTCTTTTCCCAAGTCTGTAGCCAATAGTAACTTCTCTTTTTTTCAAGAGATGGCCTTCTATCTACACTATCGCAACCAGCATTGATCTGTTTACCGGCGCCGGCAAGCGAATCAAGACGCGGATCAGGATCACGGTGGCAAGTTGAGCAGCAGCAGAACGAAAGGTAATGTATGGGATTGATGCTCATAAAATCACTCTTACTGCCCAATTTACTGCTTGGTAATATTCATTGACGAAAGATGCGTTAACGAATTGAGTCCTTTCCCACATTTCACATTGACCATATGATTCATGGAGATGACCAAAAACATGCAATTTAGGTTTTATTCTCGTTAGCAGTTCAGCAAGCAGGCTTGTTGAACCTACCTGTTTACCACTAACGGTTGAATCATGAATTGTAAATGGAGGAGAATGCGTGACAAGAATATCAACATCATCAGGAATCAATGCCCACTTCTCAGCAAGTTCTTCTTCGGTATCAACAGTGAAAGCCATGCAATGTGGATTCATTCCTTTGAATTTAATCGTCCAAGGAGAACCCCAAATCTTTAATCCTTCGAATTCCGTGCCTGAGTCGCAGAGATAGTAAAAGTCATTTAGGACCTGATCAAACGGATTGTCTCTCAGTAATTGATTATCATGATTGCCAGCTATGACAACTTTTTTGTTATAGTTCTGTTTCATCATCCATGCGCCGAAGTCATACAGCTGTCGAAAACGATCAGAAGCAGTCAAATCCCCAGCAACAATCAGAAGATCTCCTCCTTCAAGTTCTGGGTAGTGGCCATGCAAATCAGCAATGCAATCTATGATCATTAATATCCTTTAATCATCACGGAATGGAGACGCCCAATTCTTTCTATCTTCTTCTGAATGAGGTGCATTGTCTGGGTCAATTTGATCTAATGCTTTCCTCTCATATTCATTCCCTGGATTATTTCGGTCACTTTCTTCCTGCATTTTCTCTGGTGTTCTTGGTTCGATTGGAATTTCATAGGCGGCTACATGCATAGTGTAGAAGCCGCATGTGAGAACTAAAAAAACAAATCTGAGTACGCGATAAAACATAATTTTCCTATTGTGTTTGATTTTCAAAAGTTTTGAGTATTTTGCTTTCTTTGTTTGGATGTATTTAATCATTGTGAAGTCCTCACTTCCTGTCTTGTCTGTCATTCTTTTCCCATGACTGCAGCCAATAGTAGCTTCGTTTCTTTACTAATTCTGGCTTATTATCTATGGAATCATACCCAGCATCCTTAGGCTTACCAGGATTCTTAACCTCGTTTCTTTCAGTCTTACAAAAGAAACAGCAGCAGATTGACTGGTAATGGACTGGATTAATGCTCATAAAATCACTACAGTAAAATTATTAAATGGAGGATGTCTATTCATTGCTATCATCAATCATGTTATTTTCTATTAGATAATCCATGTTTTGCTGAACCCATTCTGGATATGATTCATCGATCTGAAGAAGTTCTGTATCATTTTGTACGTGAGCATACCATTCTTCGTAAGTGCAAGGTCGATCAAACCCTTCAACAATATTGTGGTATTTATAAATGCATTTTTCAAAACCACCCATTGAGGTGAAGTGCCATCCGATATGTTTTCGTGGTACATTTGGTTCAGCTCTAAAACGATTCCGCATGGATTGGGGGGTGGTTTTAACGAGGTTTTTGTATTTAAGAGCGCAGGTGCCCGACCATTTCATCCTAGCATCACGATTTAGATACCAACGGTAGAGGCGCTGCCAGAATCCATATTCTCCAAACTTATTCAAAAGAGCGTCTAATTCTGGGATAAATTTACCTGGGATCATTTCGTCGGCATCCGAAATGAGAATAATATCATCTGGTTTGCATTGAGTCAGGCCTCGCATGATTTGATTGCGATGCCAATTTTCTCTTGTCCAGCCGTCTTGCGTATCGAGTTCCTCATCTAATTTGATGTGAATGATTTTGGGGAGGAATTCTTTAAATCTTTCTTTGTTTAGATCAAAGTGGTGTGGCTTGAGCTCTCCTGTTCTGTGGGTGCGGTTCCATTCAACAAGTACGAAATGATCAACATAAGGTCCCATTTCGTGAAGTCTGATCTCTAAAACTTCAAATTCTTGGTCGAACATGAAGCAATCATATACTTTAGCTGTAAGGGTTAGTGGAATCATAAGTAATATTAAAAACCATTTCATATGTCGCCTTCTGTGCTCGTTGATTTGTCATTAACTTCCTTTAATCGTTGTCCCAAGACCTGTACCACAGTATCTTTTAATTTAGTGACGCGTTCGTTTCTTTCTTCGATTTCCTGGACTATTCGATCAATTTCCTGCATAGCTTCATTTCTTTTGTGTTGAGTATAGGCATCATACAATTGGTTCTGCATTAAAATTTTAGCTATGGGAATATGTGACATTGATACTTAAATCCGTTTAAATTATAAAAATTAATAATGACTTTGCCATTAGCACCAAAACAACTCGAATTTATCATCAATAGCACAGCTCGCTGGAATCTTGCCCATGGTTCTGTGAGATCTGGTAAGACAGTTGGAACTCTTTTCAGATTTATGCAAGCTGTTGAAAACTGCCCTGATTCTCAGATCTTTATGGCTGGACATACTTCTGATACAATTTACCAAAACGCTATTAGACTTCTTTTAGAAAGCGAGCAACTCTCTATTTTTAGACCCTTTTGTACATGGTATGCAGGTAAAAGACAACTCAAATTTAGAGACAAAACCATTACTACTCTGGGGGCTAAAGACGAAGGTGCTATAGGACAGTTTCAGGGTAAGACATTCTCTCTATTTTATGGAGATGAGATGGCGCTTTATCCTGAGTCTATTATTGACATGATCGATACGAGACTGTCAAATCCACACAGCATGGGTTTTGGTAGTATGAACCCCTCTCATCCTACTCATAAACTTAAGAAATGGATCGACATGGCAGAAGAGGGAGATCCTAACTACTATGCTTTGCACTATAATTTAGACGATAATCCCTATCTTGAAGATGACTATAGAAAGCGTATTAAGAACAGCCTTAGCGGCGTGTTCTATAAGCGGAACTATTTAGGTCTGTGGTGCTTGGCTGAAGGGGCAATCTTTTATTTCTTTGATAGAGACATTCATGTTGTTGCAAGACCTCCGAGAGCTGCAGAATATTGGGTTGCCGGCGTTGACTACGGAACAGTGAATAATTTCTCTTGTGTACTTGTAGGTATTAACACAGGAAGAACAACCCAGACTGGAGTGTGTAGATGGGTAGAAAAAGAATATGTTTGGGATTCCAGAAAGAGGGGAAGACAGAAGACCAATAGTGAATATGCAGATGATGTAGCTGAATTCTTAGAGCCATATGGAGTCAAAGCTGTTTATGTAGATCCAAGTGCCGCTGCCTTTAAGCTAGAGCTACGCAAGAGGGGGCTACACATTGTTGATGCTGATAATGATGTGATTAATGGGATCACTTTCATGACTTCTGAGATGCAAAAGGGTAATCTCTTTGTTTGCGAAGAATGCTCAGATCTCATAAGAGAAATTGAATCTTACGTATGGGATCCAAAAGCATCAGAAAAAGGTGATGACGCTC